GTGTCTTTAAAGTTACTAAAAAGCAAACATATCTACAACTTTTTATAGGATTAAGAAAGAAGAAGAGGGAAACCGTCGAAATAAAAAAGAGATTACCACCAAATTTGACGAAGAACCGCCACAATGGAAAAACTTATTCGAATCATTAACTTATTCTTCTAAATAACAGAACAACATATGGTAAAGTGGTATAAAACTTATCTGGAAGTATACGGGAAATCTTTTGATGAGATTTCTGACGATAGTATCCGCAAAGTCAAAAGACAACTCAAAGAACGTCAAAACGATTCTCCACTGGTATCGGTTGTACTCATTGCACACAATGAGGAACGTCATCTGATAAGTTGTATCTGGTCACTCTCCGAGAATCATTGCCATTTCCCCATTGAAATAATAGCCGTTAACAACAATTCAACGGATAAAACGGAAGAAGTATTAAAATCATTGGGAGTTACCTATTATAACGAAACGAAGAAAGGTCCGGGATACGCCCGCCAATGCGGATTGGACCATGCAAAAGGAAAATATCATATTTGTATTGATGCAGATACTTTATATCCACCGCATTACATTGAAACGCATGTAAAATATCTAATGAATCCGAAGGTTGCATGTACATTCAGTTTATGGAGTTTTATGGTTGACGAAAGACATTCCCGATTCGGACTATGGTGCTACGAAGGCCTGCGCGATATATACCTCCGCTTACAAGCCATCCAGCGTCCTGAACTCTGTGTGCGAGGTATGGCTTTCAGTTTTAATACGGAAATAGGACGTCGGTTTGGATTTCGTACAGATATTATCCGCGGAGAAGACGGTTCGTTAGCATTAGCTATGAAACCGTATGGAAAAATCGTATTTATTACAAGTCGCAAAGCACGAGTGCTTACAAGTAATGGAATCCTAAATTCTGAAGGATCACTGATTGATAATATATGGATACGGGTAATCAAAGCACTGAAAGAAATCACCGGACTCTTTATCAAAAAGACGGCATACAAAGATAAAGACTCTAATCTCATCAAATAAGGTCTCATCAAAATCATTATGGATATGGCAAAATATATAGTAAATATCATCTTAGTAACAGCTTGTCTTTTCACCTATACTTCCTGTATAAGAAAAATGAATCTATACGATGAGAATAGAAATACAGGACAAGACAATAACGAAAAAGATACAGATTCTACTCCCGTCTATATGTATCCTTTCGACAAAGAAACAGCAAACGTTACAGCAGAAATCATTATCCACACAAAAAAAGAAATACAGACCAAAGATATTAATGTCGAAATCCCTCATTTAAAATACAATAAGACATGGATGTTGATGCTAACACAAGACGACTGCATGCAGGCTGCTTTTTGCCGTACGTGGGCTGCAATAAACGGTAAACCGATCTCAAGTTCAATACCTTATCCTACTCCAACTCCCACTGATCAGAATATGAAACATCAATTATATTTTGACATCAAACATTTGCAAAAAGGGGATCTTCCCCCTACTATTATTTCCGCCAACCAATCTTTGGGATGTACAGACGGAGCAGGAAATGAAGTTCGGTTTGCTATTACTACCACTCTTGCCCCTGAAGAAAAATGGATGGATGCTGAAACAAACGTACTGCCGGGGTTTACTGCAAACTATTATCGTTTTTATATGAAATCCGGACTTATATGGGATAACATACGAGAGATGTTGAACTATGGAACAGGCATTGCCCTCCATGATGTAATGACAAAAGATGCTAATGATCCAATACAAATATTGGAACATTTTGATATTGCCCAAAACATTATTGTAGAGAAACTCACAGGAAGGGGATGTAAATTTCTTGCTGAACCCAATGGAAATAAAACATACGTAACTGCTGCTCTTCAATGTCCGGAAATTCAAACGATGACCGCACAAGCAGGAGCAATTACCCTATATCCGTATCAAGTGTCTGAAACTTTACAAAAATCTCTGATAGAACGGGAGTTTAACGATTCACCAGCATATTTTAAACAACAGATTACTGACCTGCTAAAATTACCCAAAGAAGAACGTAAAGCAATCTGCATAGGTGTTCATGGTACGGACAACAATTGGATCGACTTTTTATTATGGTTAAATAGTAATTATGGTAAAGATGGGGATGATTCGTTATGGTTTCCAAGCCAGGAAGAATATTATGAATATAACTATTATCGTTTAAACAGCCATATTAGTATAGCACAAATAGACGCAAGTTCTTTCAAATTAACAGTAAATTTACCGGGAGAAAAGTTCTTCTACTATCCTTCTACCACTATCAATTTGCCGGGAATTAGCATGTATGACATTGTTTCTATCGAAGGAAATGATGCATTGACCGGACTATCTTATGCTGACTACAGAGACGGTATCATGCTCAATATCGACTGTCGGAAATACCTGTTTGAACACGCCGAGAATTTCGTAAAACGATATGAGGCCAATCCTTCCGATGCTTCCAACAAAGCAGACGCCCTCTACTTTGTAAACATACTGAAAGAATCGGCTAAAAAAGAGGCACTAAAAAAACGACTTCAATAAGTAAATCAACAAACATCTATTAAACGAGAATATAGCTATGAACGAAACCCTCATCCTCGAAATCATCTTCTGGTTCGCCCTGTTCATGGTGTTCTACACCTATCTGGGCTACGGCATCGTCCTCTACGCCCTCGTCAAGCTGAAAGAGCTTTTCGTGAAACCCGAGAAACGGGTGCTGCCACCGGACAGTGACCTGCCGGAAGTAACCCTCTTCATCACCGCCTTCAACGAAGAAGACGTGGTGGACGAAAAGATGGAGAACAGCCTCGCCCTGGATTACCCTGCGGACAAACTCCGCATCGTCTGGGTGACGGACGGAAGCGATGACGGCACAAACGACCGTCTCCAAACCCGCTGGAACGGAAAAGCAACCGTCTACTTCCAGCCGAAACGGCAGGGAAAGACAGCCGCCATGACACGAGGAATGACACTCGTCCGGACCCCGCTTGTCGTCTTTACGGACGCCAACACGATGGTCAACAGCGAGGCAATCCGTGAAATCGTACTGGCTTTTCAAAACCCGAAAGTAGGCTGCGTGGCAGGAGAAAAACGCATAGCCGTACAGACGAAAAACGGAGCAGCCGCCGGAGGCGAAGGCATCTACTGGAAATACGAATCGACACTGAAAGCGCTCGACTCCCGTCTCTACTCAGCTGTAGGCGCTGCCGGAGAACTGTTTGCCGTCCGCCGCGAACTCTTCGAACCGATGGAACCGGATACGCTGCTCGACGACTTCATCCTCTCTCTCCGCATCGCCATGAAAGGATACACCATCGCCTACTGCACCAATGCCTACGCCATCGAAAGCGGATCGGCAGATATGGGTGAAGAGGAAAAACGAAAAGTGCGCATCGCTGCCGGAGGATTACAGTCGATCTGGCGTCTGCTCCCGTTGCTGAATCCTTTCCGTTACGGAATCCTGAGTTTTCAGTACACGTCGCACCGGGTATTGCGCTGGTCTGTCACTCCATTCCTGCTGTTTGCGCTGTTGCCACTGAATATAGTCGTTTTGCTATTGGGCGAATCTCCCCTGTTTTATGGCACCCTGCTGGGGTTACAGATTCTTTTCTACGGAATGGGATACTGGGGATATTACCTCTCTACCAGACAAATAAAGAATAAAGTACTGTTTATTCCCTATTATTTCTTATTCATGAACGTGAATGTGCTCAAAGGAATCGGCTATCTGAAAAGAAAAAAAGGAAGCGGCGCCTGGGAAAAAGCAAAACGTGCCGAAAAATAAGAACAGAGAATCAAATATTTTGCTATCTTTGCATGAAACAGAATCTTATAAATCTAATCGGACAAGCATGAACAGAACATTACATGAGGCAGATAATGCGCAAAGAATACTGAAGTTGACCGCCGACACCATGCTATTAGTCGATAGAAATGGCATTTGCATTGATATTGATATTCATAGCAATTTATGGTTTTTACAAGAAGAGAGGCTCTTAGGAAAAAATATATTCGAACGGATGCCCGAGCACACCCGTGAGAAGGTTTACAGCACCTTCCAGACCGTGCTTCGGGAACAGCGAAGCATCAGCAAGAACTACAAGCTGGAACTGGAGGATAATACCTATTATTTCAAGTGTATCATGTATCCTTACGATGACATGGTGCTCTGCCAATATCGGGACATCACCCAGCGAAGCAACGTGAAACGCCAGCTGGAACAGGTGAACCGAAATCTGAGGGAGATACAGAAAGTGGCTCAGATCGGACAGTGGATGTACAACACCCGCGACAATGTCTTCTATTACATGGGCTACACCGGAGTATTGTGCGAGGAATCTTCCAGAAGCATCTCTCTGGAGAAATATCAGGAATTTATCGTCGAAGAAGACCGCCTGAGCTTCACCAACTGGTGCCGGAAAAATGAGGAAGGACTCAACGAAGATAGTATCAGCTATCGGGTCCGTGTCGCCGGAGAGATTTACTATATGCGCCTTCAGGCTTATCTGCGAGACGAACTACCGAACGGCAGCTGCAACATCGAAGGTTACATCCAGAACATCACCGACATACAGCGTCGCAGAAACGACATCAACACGCTGACGCACGCCATCAACAACGCAAAGGAGAGCATCTTCGCCGCCAAAGAGGACGGTACGCTGATCTTCGCCAACCGCCAGTTCCTCCACAACCACGGCATCCCGGAAAGTGAGGAGATCGGCAAACTGAAAATCTATGAAATCGCCGGCGATATGAACACGCAGGAAGACTGGCATGAACGCTGCAAGGATATCCTGCACGGAGGAAGCAGAAGTTTCGTCGCCCATCATCCTTCGAAAGTCAGCAAGAATATACTGGCTTACGAGGGAATCATGTATAACGTCACCAACGACTCCGGTGAAGAAAGTTACTGGTCATTCTCCCACGACATATCCGAGCGACTGCACTACGAAGCGCAAATCAAACGGCTCAACCTGATCATGGATACTACCATCGACAACCTCCCCGCCGGAATTGTCGTCAAGGAGATCAACAACGATTTCCGATATATCTACCGCAACCGGGAATCGTACAACCGGAATCTGTGCATCGGCGAATCTATCGGCAAGAATGACTTCGACTACTATCCCCCCGAAGTGGCAGAAAAGAAAAGGGAGGAAGATACACTAGTTGCCACCACCGGACGGGGACTGCACTGGACAACCGAAGGGAAAGACAAAAACGGAAACGAGATCATCCTCGACAAACGGAAAATACGGGTGGACGGAGACGAACTTTCCTCCCCCATCATCGTCAGCATCGAATGGGACATCACGGAACTGGAGAAGATCAAACGGGAACTTCAGACATCCAAAGAGAAAGCCGAAATGTCGGACAAACTGAAGTCTGCTTTCCTCGCCAACATGAGTCATGAAATACGCACACCTCTGAATGCCATCGTCGGCTTCTCGCATCTGATAGCCGAAAGTGAAAATAAGGAAGAACGTAAAACATTTTATGAGATCGTCGAAGCCAACAACGAACGTCTGCTGCAACTGATCAACGAGATTCTTGATCTTTCGAAGATCGAATCGGGCATTATCGAGTTCACCAGCGCACCGATAAATATCAACAGTCTGTGTAAAGAAGTACATGACGCTCACGTATTTCGCACGCCGCAAGGGGTACAACTGATCTACGAGCCATCCGAAAACGGACTGGTGATAGAGACTGACAAGAACCGGGTGTTCCAGGTGTTCTCGAATCTGATAGGTAACGCATTCAAATTCACGAAAGCAGGCAGCATTAGTTACGGATATAAACTGGTAGGTAATCAGATCGTTTTCCACGTGACTGATACCGGTACGGGCATCGAACCGGAGAAGATAGGACGTGTGTTCGAACGTTTCGCCAAGTTGAACAACTATGCGCAGGGGACGGGACTCGGACTGTCTATCTGTAAAACAATTGTCGAACGATTGGGAGGTGAAATCTCCGTTTCTTCGGTGGTAGGTCAAGGGACGACTTTCACGTTCACCCTGCCTTACGAGTCGGAACAATCGACCGACACGGGTTCTATAAAGATTGACATGGCTTCTACGGAGACGTCAGTAGAAACGTCTGTCAAGGAGGATTCTGAAAAGACTTCCGGAAATACGGACGATAATAGTTCCGATAGTATTTCCGCCAATGCCTCTCCAAGCCAGCGGACTATTCTGATAGCGGAAGATGAGGACAGTAACTTCGATTTGCTGAAAGCTATTCTTGGAAGAAAGTACAGGCTTATACGTGCACGGGACGGTATGGAGGCCGTTACCTCATACGATGAAGCGAAGCCGGACCTTATTCTGATGGATATCAAAATGCCTAATCTCGACGGTCTGGAGGCTACGAAGATCATTCGTGAGCTCTCTCCTACTGTGCCCATTATCGCACAAAGTGCTTATGCTTATCAACAGGATCAGATCGCTGCAACGGATGCCGGATGCAGCGACTTCATCGCCAAACCGATCTCGCAAGCGAAGCTCAAGGATATGATTAATAAATGGTTACCATAAAATGAAAGCCTTATATAGATTACTTTACTACCTGTCTATCCTGCTGACGAGTATTCTGGCAGGTTTCACATTAGCCGGAGCCTTCGCCGGAGATGCTTCGCCGGACGGCTTTAAGCTGATGCCCTTTATCGGATTGGTTCTGCCGATACTTTTGCTGGCTAATGTCGTCTCTGCCATCTATTGGACGGTTCGCTGGCGATGCTGGGTTTTCATTCCTTTAATCGCCATACTGGGAAATTGGGGGTATCTGACCCGTGTCCTCCAGTTCCCGCTTTTTGATTCGGCTTCCCAACCGAATACTGAATCTTCGTTTCTGAAGAAAAACGAAAGGGACACCGAATCAGCACTGACTATTGCCACCTATAACGTTAACAGCTTTAATCACGAGCACACAGGTTTCTCATGCAAGCAAATCGCTGCTTGCATGAAGGAGCTCGGTGTAGATATCTTCTGTTTTCAAGAGTTTGGGATCAATCATGAATTTGGTATTGACAGTCTTCGCACCGTTCTTTCCGAATGGCCGTATTACTATGTACCTTCTTCTCCTGCCGGGGAGAGTCTTTTGCAACTGGCTGTGTTCAGCCGTTATCCCATCAAGGAGAAGCAGCTCGTCACCTACCCAAATTCCAACAACTGCAGCCTGTGGTGTGATATCGACATTAACGACCAAACAATCCGTCTGTTCAACAATCATCTGCAGACTACGGAAGTCAGCCGCAACAAGCGCAAACTGGAAAAAGAACTTCGTGCGGATGATACCGACCGTGCGGAACGTGCCGCTCTCACCCTTGCCGATGGTCTGCACGAGAACTTCAAGAAACGTGCCGCACAAGCTGAACATATCAATCAATTGATTTCCGCTTCTCCCTATCCCACCCTGGTATGTGGTGACTTCAACTCTCTCCCTTCTTCATATGTATATCAAACGGTAAAAGGAGAAAAACTGAATGATGGTTTTCAGACCTGCGGACATGGGTATATGTACACTTTCCGATATTTCAAGCATCTGCTGAGAATCGACTATATCCTCCATTCGTCTGAGTTTCAAGGGGTAGATTACTTCTCTCCGGATTTGGAGTATAGTGATCATAATCCGGTGGTGATGAGAATGAGGTTATAAACCTTACGCTGTATATCACTATATAGAAAGGCTACAAAAAAGCCAGTTAACTCATTATGAATTAACTGGCTTCCCATTAAAATAAAATCCTTCTTTTTAACTTTAAAACTTGTATTAGAAAGTAACTTTTACTCCTAATTGCATAGACCATGCACTACCAATGGTATTGGTATATTGCCATGATGATCTTTCTTTAAAAGCTTCACGTGAATTAGCATTTATCTGGTAAGTCAAGGGTTCACCAACTTTGCTAGCAGTTTTTAATAACTGTACATTGTCATAACTCTTGAGACCACAAGATTGATATGCTCCCCATTTTGAATTAATCATATTTCCTACATTCAGCATATCAAGGCTAACCTGTATTCCATATTTACGCCCACCTAAAGTTGCATAAAAATCCTGAGCAATTTTAAAATCAAAGCGATTAATCCAAGGTGTTAAAGATCCATTACGTTCCACATATTTTCCCTTACGATCTTTAAGATAAGAATCATTGTTCACAAAATCCCAAAAATCTTTAGCTTGATCTACAGCAGAATAAGTAATAGCACCACTTTTATCTGTAATATCAACAAAGGTCATTTCATCCTGAGAGTTAGGCACGTATATTAAATCCGAATAATTGCCATCACCATTCATATCATTATAATATGTATAGGAATAACGTCCTGTATGATATCCTGAATAAAATAACGAGAACGTTGTCTTTAAGCATTTAGCATAATTAATTTCATAAGAAGCATTAGCAATAATACGATGGGGCGTAGAAAATAAAGAATAAGATACTCCAGGATCATTCAATGAATTTACTGCCACATTATTTTGCCATGCTGAATTAGGTGCTGACCCAGGATTTGCAGTCAGATCTTTAGCCATTGTATAAGTATAGCCGATAGACCCTGTAAAACCAAAATCGTATTTCTTTGTCAAAATAGCATTAAAAGAATATTGATATCCTTTATCTTCTCCATTAGAAAGTTTTACTACTACATTCTTACCATTAGTATAATCATTATACTCGTATTTTTTTGAAGCCCAATAAATACGATCCGGTTGTTCATTATACACACCCGTAGGCTCAGCCTCATTCATATTGATCTGCGCAACATTATAAATATCTCTTGTATACATTGCTCCAACAGATAACATAAAATCATACGGCAGTTGAATATCCACATTCAAATTACTACGCCAAACTTGCGGCATCTTAAACTTAGGATCTACATATGCTATAACATCAGGTGCTTGCTCTGAAGGTGTAGAAGGAAATAAACTGGGATATTTCTGCAGAGTTTCTCTATAATTAGGATTAAAACCAAAGTCAGCAGGTAAAGAGCCCGGATTTTTTTGTGTATTATACTCTACCATATTTTGGTATAAGCCCGAATTACTTGGTTGATTAGTGAACCATACAAAAGGTAACAATCCAGTAAAGATTCCTGTACCTCCTGATACAATTACGGAGCGATCACCTTTTACATCCCAATTAAAACCGACTCTTGGCGAAAACAAGACTTGCGTCTTCGGCCACTTAGAAATATCGACATGAGTATTATTTACAAAAGCTAATTCCTCTATTGACTTGTTAGAATCCAATGAATTCATATATATTGGCATATCCAGACGTAAGCCATAAGTCAAACGAAAATTAGGAGTAAGAGACCATACGTCTTGGGCATACACACCAGCCATTCCGAATGTCAACTCAGAACCTGGAGCATCATTACCATTATACCCATATGTAATACCATAAATGGTAGGTACTTTTCCCTGCATAAAATCATCCATTGAATCATAACGATAATATCCGTAAGGGCCTCTCAAATAAGAATTTTTAAAATATTGGCGCTCAAAAGAAACGCCAGCAAGCAATTCATGTTTTCCTAATGATATACTCACATTATCAACAAGACTAAATACATTATTGATAACCTGATTATTAGGAGTAAACACTTCTGTACCTAAAGTTATATATTGCTTTCCGTCCTTATATATATCGACAAAAGGAAAATCAGAGCCTTTCTGCTCGCGTGTATCACTAATATGAGTATATGTGGCTAACAGTTTATTCTGAACATTATTCGAGAAACGACTATTTAACTCGCCTGTTATCGATGTTACTACGTTTTTCATCTTATAGTTTGAATTACCAAAAGAAAAGGCATCCAAACCATAACGATTAGAATTAGTACTAGTTATAATAGTGGACTTAGCGCTTACTTCTCTGTCATCTTCTGAGGAAACAGAATTAAAACGCACTGTCAACTTATGGTTCTGATGTATATTCCAATCAATACGAGCCATTAACTTCCAATTATCACTTTGGAAATTATTGAAGTTCTCATACTGTCCGGGGTCATAATCATATTTAGTTTTAACAAAGTCACTGATAGTACGCATATCACCCACCCAAGTACGTGAGATACGTTTTCCGCTATCCCCTGTTCCATTTTGATCTTGATTAGGAAGCCAAGTTACCCCCGGAGTTTCCTTATTTTCAATTTCAGCATTCAAGAAGAAGAAAAGCTTATTCTTAATGATTGGACCTCCAAAAGTTACACCATATGAATGAGAGTTGTATTCTTTTGCTTTAAGAATATCCTCACCGTCAATAGAGCTCCCTGCAAATCCTCTTGGTTTATGATAGGTATATGCAGTACCCGAAAATGAGTTTGTTCCACTTTTTGTTACAGCATTAATAGAAGCACCTGTGAAGTTGGAATATTTAACATCGTAAGGAGAGACATTTACAGTAATCTCATCGATTGCATCTAAAGATATGGGTTGAGAATCTCCTCCAGGTAAATTATTAGAACTTAATCCGAAACTATTATTAAACGAAGCACCATCAATCGTTATATTGTTATAACGTCCATCACGCCCCGCAAAAGAACTGCTTCCACCTGCATAAGGAGAGAGCTTTGTGAAATCTGTTATACTTCTGTTAATAGTAGGTAAAGTGTTCATCTGACGTTCACTTACATTAGTAACAGTACCTATTTTTTCGATAGTTTTTGGTGCTGTTACTACTACTTCATCCAACAACTCTGAACTTTCTTTCAAAGAAACATTCAATACGTAGTTTTCTCCTAATGACAACTGGATGCCCTTGTAAATGGCTGACTGATAGCCGACATAGGTGATTTCGACTTTGTAAGGACCGCCTGTACGCATACCTTGCAGATTGAATTGCCCACTGACATTGGTCACTGTACCATAGCGGGTACCGGAGGGCTCGTGAATAGCAACGATCGTTGCTCCAATAATAGGTTCATCTTGTGCTGTTACTTTACCACTCATACTTGCTGTGGTAACTTGCGCACTCATCGTAGCAGTAATCAGTAACATTACGACCACTAAAAAAGACCGCATTCTCTTCAACATAATGTAATTTATTAGTTAATACTAATTGTTTGTTTCATTGAAACTGTGCACAAAGATAATTAATATTATTTAGACTTAGATGACAATTATGCTACATTCTTTTAAGAGAGATAAACATTTTATTGCTTTCGAAAACAATAAAGGCCCTGCAATGTTTGCAGAGCCTTTCACTTTCGTATATTAAGTGAGATTTAACTTGTAATCTGTCAGCAAATACTAGTCAGTCATTAGGTTTCTATAACGAACACGCTTCGGCTCTTCATTGCCTAGACGCTTCAATTTGTTTTCCTCATATTCTGAATAGGAACCTTCAAAGTAGAATACATTAGAGTCTCCTTCAAAAGCGAGGATATGCGTACAGATACGATCAAGGAACCAACGATCGTGAGAGATGACTACCGCACACCCTGCAAAGTCTTCCAAACCTTCCTCCAAAGCACGAAGGGTGTTCACGTCAATGTCATTGGTCGGCTCATCGAGCAGCAGAACGTTACCTTCTTCTTTCAGAGCGATCGCCAGATGCAGACGGTTTCTTTCACCACCGGAAAGAACACCACAAAGTTTTTCCTGATCGGCACCGGCAAAGTTGAAACGGGACAGGTACGCACGTGCATTGATATCACGTCCACCCATACGGATCAAATCATTACCACCGGAGATTACCTGATAGACGCTCTTGTTCGGGTCAATGTCTTTATGCTGCTGGTCTACATAGGATACCTTTACGGTCTCTCCTACTTCAAACTCACCTTTATCTACCGTTTCCAATCCCATAATCAGACGGAAAAGAGTTGTTTTTCCTGCACCGTTAGGACCGATGACACCGACAATACCGTTAGGAGGAAGCATAAAGTTCAGATCATCGAACAGCAGTTTGTCGCCGTATGCCTTCGCTACGTGTTTTGCCTCGATTACCTTATTACCCAGACGGGGACCATTCGGGATAAAGATTTCCAGCTTCTCTTCTTTCTCCTTCAAGTCTTCATTCAGCAACTTGTCGTATGAATTAAGACGGGCTTTTCCTTTCGCCTGACGAGCTTTCGGAGCCATGCGCACCCATTCCAACTCACGTTCCAGTGTTTTACGACGCTTGCTGGCGGTCTTTTCTTCCATTTCCATCCGTTTGGTCTTCTGTTCCAGCCAGGATGAGTAGTTTCCCTTCCAAGGGATACCTTCGCCACGGTCGAGTTCGAGAATCCATCCGGCAACGTGATCAAGGAAGTAACGGTCGTGAGTTACGGCGATAACTGTACCTTCGTATTGCTGCAAATGTTGTTCCAGCCAGTCGATAGATTCAGCATCCAAGTGGTTGGTAGGCTCATCGAGCAACAGGATGTCCGGTTTCTGCAACAACAAACGGCAAAGAGCGACACGACGGCGTTCACCTCCGGAGAGATTCACCACCGGCTGATCTTCGGGCGGACAACGGAGCGCATCCATCGCACGTTCCAGTTTACTGTCCAGATTCCATGCATCAGTTGCGTCGATGATATCTTGCAATTCTCCCTGACGGGCGAAAAGTATATCCATCTTGTCCTGATCTTCATAATACTCGGGCAAACCGAATTTCTGATTGATTTCTTCGTATTCTGCCAGTGCGTCAACGATCGGTTGCACACCTTCCATTACTACTTCTTTTACTGTCTTTGTGTCGTCCAGATAAGGTTCTTGTGCCAAATAGCCCACAGAATATCCCGGAGAGAAGACCACTTCTCCCTGATAGGATTTCTCCAGACCCGCGATAATCTTCAATAAGGTAGATTTACCGGAACCGTTCAGACCGATAATACCAATCTTCGCTCCATAGAAGAACGACAGGTAAATGTCTTTCAGTACATTTTTATTTGGTTGGAAAGCTTTGCTCACTCCCACCATTGAGAAGATGATTTTTTTATCGTCAGCCATATATTAATGATTGTATATTGTTGATAATGGCACAAAGATAAGAAAAATGTTTGAAATGCTTTGGAGTTCTAAAAAAATGTTCTACCTTTGCACCCGCAATTCGAAAGAAAGCATAAAGGATTGATTCAGTAGCTCAGCAGGTAGAGCACAACACTTTTAATGTTGGGGTCCTGGGTTCGAGCCCCAGCTGGATCACTTAGGAGAAATGAAAATACTCCGACAATCTAAGACAAAGCTCTTTAAACCAATGGTTTAAGGAGCTTTTTTCCTTACCTGCCTACGACAGAAAAAGGACCTCAAAAAGCCACCCTGTGAAGATGAATCGTTACTAATTCGTTACGGTTTTCCGTTACGATAAAAACCGTAACGAATTTATAGGTAAGTATAAACGGCAAAACGATTTGTTAGAGTTTCCCAAATCATTTTGTGACGTTTTTATTCTTGTTAACGTAAAACGAAATGTGCGTTTTGAATAGAAATACTCTTCTTAATCATAGCTTAAACAAATATTATAATCATCCTACATTTTAATAAAACGCAATCTTATCCCATATTCCTTTTCTCTATCTAATTATTAATACTACCTTTGTATCGCTTATAAGGCGAAGGGGTGGTACCCTTCGTTATTTGTTTTGTTTGTGTTTTATATCCGTCTTACTCGTGATGAGCAGGGCGGTTTTTTATTTAACAGCTCTTCTTGGTTTATTCTGTCTTTTGAGATAATGGATATATCCTACTAGCATATTTCGACCAAATACCAGCCGTTTTATAGGCTTCCAGAGAGCCATCCGGAACATAAAATTTACATGGTGTATTATTAAATGTAAGGTCCACAATAGTCGGAGGAACTACAGGATTCATTATGATGTATTCCATATTCGTACATTCAGCTATTGCATAAATCCCTAATGATGTTACCCCCTCTGGAATATCCAAATGCGTAAGATTATAGCATCTTCTCACTAATTCATCAGGAATAGATGTTATGGAAGATGGTATATGAAGATTTTCCAAAGATTCGCACTGAAAAAAAGCACCTTTTCCAAGAGTATGTATATTGTCAGTTATTTCTATCTCCTTCATACTTTTACATAACCTGAAACATGATTGTCCTATAGACGTTATATATTCACTTATGTTTATTTCTATCAAAGAGGAACATTCACAAAATTGACTGGCAGATATCTCGGTAATATTCTCATTAACCGGATAATGAACCGTTTCCAAAGAGCTACATCCATAAAACACATACCCACCAACCATCTCTGTGATTGTATCAGGCAATATTATGCTTTTAATACCTGAATCTCTGAACGTCGAATTTTGCAATTCATATAAATTTCCCGCACTAAACGTCACGACTTGTAACTGCTTACATTTATTAAATGATCCAGAGTATATTCTTTCAACACTAGCCGGGATGTAGATATCTTCTATTGCAGTGTTATAAAAACTATTAGTATCTATAATTTTTAAAGACTCAGGAAGTTTTACAGACCTTAGGTTAATACAATTTTCGAAGAAAAAGCGATTAGTATTAGTAACTGAGGCAAAGTACATGAATTCATTGAACGAAGTAATATCACTATTACCTCTGAAAGAAACATCTAATGATCTAACAGTCTGTATTTGCCCCATAGTTACCCCTTCTCCATCTCCATATTTATCTATAATAAGACTTCCTATTACAGAATCCTTAAATCTGACGTATTCTTTTCCAGTGACATTCAATACCAGTTTTTTGAATGTATTCCTCAAAGCTTCTATTGAATCGGCATAATGGTTAGCTTCTATATTCAAAATTCCGTCCAAGACCGGATATTTATCCTCTCCGGCTATGCCTTCAGAGCTTAATCCCTCATAGCTTCCATCGGCAAGCGTAGCGAGCTTATCCAACATGCCTGAATCATTGTAGGTTTCCTCAAAACCTACAGCACGGATACGCTTCAACGAATGGTTATCTCCCTGTCCTGTCTGCGCATTCATTATATCAACAAGCAGCTGCATGGGAGACAGGTTCGGACAGTTCACGATAAAGAAGTCCGTAATGACATCCCTGCACAAATCAATCTCGATGCCTTCCGTTGTCAGTAACGGATAATTAGATAATGACAGGTATTGGTTAAGCCTGCCGTATTGAATTACACGAAGCCCTCCTCCCGATGGAAGCACAATCTGCGTCAAGGATGTACCGTCCGCATATATCTCCTGCAGATGTGAGCATGCGGACAGGTTCAATGTACCGGCCAAGGTGGCGATGTTCGACAGCAGCAGCCTCTGAAGGCTTACGCAGTTGGACAACGTCAGGGAGGATATAGAGATGACAACCGGGGCGTCCTTGCTTCCCAGCCGGATATCACGGAGCATCCTTCCCTGAATGATCATAGACCCGGTAACGTTCTTATTATGCCAGTCCCCTATATCCTGTAGGTAGGATGCTCCCTGTATCGCATTCTGCTGGTCTCCCGACCCGGAAAGTTCAATCTCCATTTCACATACTTCTCCGGCTTTCGTCCTTCTTCCCCGGATGATACTTGTACCGTTGGCAATCGCAGGATACATATCCATCGCCGGAGTCAGTTCATACTTGATTGTGTTACCGGCAGCGCGTACGGTGATAGTATCCGTCCCGTTAGCAGAAAATAGTCCGAACGAATACTTTGACATCATGTACAGAATACGTTTCGTAATCCATCGCTGTTCCGCAAGATAATGGTCGCCCAGCGACTGGGTGATTGGGTCGGTATCATTCGAATAGTGTCCTTTGTTGTATGCCAGTTTCCCGTTTTCATAGCAGTACTTCGCATCCGCATTATAGGCATTGGCGGGAAAATATTCCTGAGCCTGGTCAAAGTAGTATTTCTGATAAAACGCAAACAGTTTTTCAAGGTCGTTGCCGCTTTTCAGCCCGCCCAGCGTCTGCATGGCGGTCATTGATTTGCGCATGCTGGCAATCTTTTCTTCCGGGAAAGCCAGTTCCATCAGGTTGAAGAAATTGTTTGTTTCGCCGTTCCAGACGGATGCTCCGGTTTCGTCCGTATCATGCGTTTCCACACTGTACTCCTTATCCGGTAAACCACGATTGGTTGTATCAAAACGGGTGTCGGCATCATCGACACGCCAACGCCACCTGGATGTCTCCGTACCGAAACAGTATGGATAGGTATTCTTCGCGCGTTCGTCGGTTCCGGCATTGAACTCTACGTTATTCATAAAGAACAGGCAGTCGTCAATATCCCAGTATGCGGGAGCGTCCATGCGGAATTTCTGTATACGGGCGTTAATGAACAGGGTGTTTAGTTCGTCATCCGTTTTCCCGGCAAGATCGGAAGTATTAAGCCCATATCCCTTGTCTGCAAGCTGCGACAGCAGATTGATTGTTCCCTCCCCGATATCAGATGACATGAACCTTCCTTCTGACGACTCAAAATAGTAAACATTATATTGATTGATGTCACCGGATTTGGCAATCCAGAACTCGCAAGGTTCGTTCTTGTATCCGGATAATTGGGCGTTCAATTCTTCCAATGTGCCGTTAAACGGTTTCAGCCTTGGCGAGCACTGGTAAACACAATTGTAGGCAGGAATAAAGCTTGATATGTTTTCCACTTCCCCTTCGCCCAGGTCGAAGCTGTTCTGGCCATTGTACTGGAATGCCTCTTCATCCTCATTATAGGCTATCAATCCCTTTGCCGGATTCCACGGCACACGGAACAGGGTGAGCAAGGGAGAATTATCCGATCCCTCAATACTCAACAGGTTGGGATAAGTATCGGTGTTATAGCCGAAAGTGTCGGCGTCACCCTTATCAGGACCGAAGGTGTACAATCCCCGGAATATGTATATTGTTTCCCCTTCGTCATTGGTTTGCTTCTCAAAGCAGACGAACGGAGCTTCCCAAACTGACACGCGGACCTTCGCATCTGCGCGCATCGCCTCATTCAGGATACCCACTTCACGTATAAGGTCCGTATAGGAGTTTACCGCACCGATCTTATGAGACTGCATACTGGAGGCATAGTTCTTCTTTGCCGTAAACTTGCGTCCAGCCGGAAGAGACGGTGTCATTGACCACTTCGCTCCCGCGGTGGAGTCCGAGCCGTCAGCGTAACGAATGACGGAGAGTTTCTTGTCAAGCTGGTAACGGGTATTCCAGATCCAGTATTTCATGGATGACGTACCCTGCCCCTTGGCGGTCACGTTGCTGATTGAAACATTCCATTCCGGATGGTCATAAAAGAACACTTCCAACATGCCGGTACGAGTTGATTGATCCGCCATGTAAGGAATTGTATTGTCGAATGTCATTACGTTAAACTGATCCTTCGTATTTTCAAAATCGATATCCGAACCGTGCAGGTCCAGGATGTCATTATTCTCTGTCACAATTGCCTTGGAATCTGTGGTATTCAGCCAGTTGATGTAATTACGCAGGACTCCCTGTGAGGTCAGTCCCTGGTTATATTCCCGTATTCCGTATATGTCCACGTCCGCGTATCCGGAACCTATCACGATCATCCCGTTATGGGCGAAATAATCATTGCTCTCGTAGGTGAATTCCCTGTTCTTGACACCGTTGACATACAGTATGCAAAGGTTGAATCCGCTGTTGCCATAGGCGTCCGGCAAAATGGTCAGCGTGAGTCTTGTGCGTTTTCCCTCGAACGTATGCAAACTTTGTACATCATCGTTTTTAAGTGACTGGGAGTGCATGATAATGTCATCCGCATAGATGTTCAATCCGACAAATGAACCACCGGACGGGGACGATATGGTGATAACCGGTTCGGAATAATCCGTCACGTTATCAACCTTATAGTCAAGTTCGAGAGTCTTCCCGGTGCGGGCGCATTCATTTTTAAAAGGGGAATATCCCATGCGCAGCGATGAGCCGGCCATAAGCCGGAGTACCTTGTTCCCGTCTTCGTCCGATTGCCAGCCGTCATTGCCCCAGTTCATATTCTCCCAGCTGCCCGGGATGACGGAACCGTCCATTTCATTTATGATTTCCTGACGATTCCCCTGCCGGTTGGAGCGGGTCTTGGGATTCATATAGAATACGGAGCCCGACACGGCCGAATATCCCAAGGAGTTGTTTACCTGATAGGTGATTGGGGATGTCAGCTCCATATCGACATCGAGGATATGGGCCGTTATTTCAAATTCCGTATTATCCATTGTCTCAATCTCCATCGGGAATGAGAATGTATGTCTGGCGGAACATGCGATACTGTCTTCTTCGGAAGTAAAGACATCCTCACCATCTTTTTTGATGGTGAATTTAGCGGAGGTAATGACATTGTCGCCATCGTACATCGCGTAATCGAACAATGAGTTCTCACTCCAGTTGGTCGCCCTGCCGAGGATGTTGTTAACGGCTACCAGCTTCCTTTGTTCGCCGGCTACCGCGCAAATGACATTGAACGATATCGTTCTTGTCTTGACCGTCCCGTCCGAGTTCGAGACATAAGCAGATATATTGAATACGCCTGTCACGCCCGGGTGGATTACAGAGTAATTGTAGGCGGTTTCCGTATATACGCCTGTACCGATCTGAATCTGGTAGGATTCATTATAATCCTTCCCGGTAACAGTCACATACAATGTTTTTGAAATATTACCGCTGATATTCAGAGGAAGCGTAATGGCACCGGTGTAAGCCGTCCACCATTTAAAGTTGTCCGCACTGATGGACAATGAAGTAAGCTGTACCGTGTATACAAATGCCGGAGCCGTCACTTCCGTCACTTCTCCCGTTACTTTGATCATTACATTGTTTGCTCCGGACGCCAGAAACTCCGCAACGTCAATACTGAAAGGAGAACCGGAACTGATATACAGCTGTTTGACGACAAGATACTCAGCGCTGTTGCTGTTTTTAACAGAGATCTGACAGAACCCACGCTCTCCGGTATCTTCATAAGGTTCGTTGGTGCTGTATCTTTCCTGGCTGATGAAAGTAAAATTCAAATGGCAAGGTTCCCCTTTGCTGGCTGACAGGCTTTTACTGTCCAGGTTATTGATTATACGCAGGTTTCTTTGTATCCCAGTTTCTCCACCTCCGCCGCTATGTGAGGAAATATAGTTCATTAAGTCTTCAAAGGTGGTTATAATAGATCCGTCCTCCGCAACTCCGGTGGGAATAAACACTCCGGCAGCAGGAGACCATCCATTATTGCCGTACAGTAATACGGAACCGTCTTCTGCCGTATCGGATTCAGGGGAGACATTCTTTAATTCTCCTATTGAAGAAGGAGTATTTGCGTTTTTCTCCAATTCCTTGACGGTATCGATCAGATTATTGAATTCTTCAGCCGACAGACGTCCGCGGGAATTCTTGCCTTCATTTTCTTCCTTATGTTCTATATTCAGTGCCATAAAACTATTCTCCAAATATTAACGGGAAGGCATACGGGAAGCCTTCCTCCTTGATTTCTATTTTTCCGCGTGCTGAAAGCGCATGCATGATCAGGTTTGTCTCAAGCATGCCGGTATCAGCCATGTCGCTTTCAACACGGCTGATCACGGTACGGGTGGTATTACCCTTGTCATCCGTTTTGCGCACACTTAAAACAAACTTGATATACCCCATACTACTTGTTCAACTGGTTGATTATTTCTCTTTTCACCGCAGCTATGAGACGTGAGTTCTTCACCACCAGTTCCATCGCCTTGCAATACCGTTCAGGAACTTCTACTTCTTCACTTGAGTAGTAGATCTGCTTAGCCAGTTCCTCAAAACCTATGTCGAGCAGGATGCTGCCGTTGTACATCATTTCGTTACCAACCGTTTCAGCGGTGTCGAAGGTCTGTTTACCGCCTTCGAAAGAAGTCTGCGCCTCGATTCTCTTAAAATTGATTTTCATATTCATTTTATTAATAAATTATTTGTAAGGTTTACCGAAAATTACAACCATAAAGTATACAGGTCTTATTTTACTATTATCTCCAGCCCTGAATAACAGACGGAAATCTTTATTCCCAAGGTAAGTATATGAAGGTATTGCCTCATGGAAACCTTCTACCCAGTTACTTGAAGGTATCGCCATGAAATAATAATCCGTATGCCCAATATTATGGGTAAATTCGTATTCTCGATCTGTATTAAGAAAAACTCTACTTATATATACACCATCCCCCCATTGTCTATTTATATTGGCAATAGTACCATCAGTGTAAATTTCAACACATCCAAGAACTCCTGGAACATTCCATGAACCAGTTGCTGTAATTTTTAGATTTCTTGTCGTTAACTCTAGCCCGCTATCTCCAAGAGCGAAATTATATGAGATGCCTGAAATATTAAATGCTGTTCCGACAGATGAACGGGTCAGATCTATTTTACCGGGAGCTATAAGTGTATCAAGAACGCCATTGGAGAAATGTAACTGGGAGGGGCCTTCACAAAATAGACTTCCTGCCTCACCTATTTCAAAACCTCCTATGGTGCCCTTATTTATCATTAATTCCCCATTAATAATACTGAATCCACCTCCATCAGATTCATAGCTTTCCAAGGAGATGTTCTCTGCAGCTATTTTTACGGTAGTACCTTCAAAGTTGATATTGTCTGCACTCAATTTAAAGTCAGCACCTTCAAAATCAATATTCTCTGCAGCTATTTTTACGGTACCACCTTTAAAGTCAATCTTATCCGCACTTACTAGTGCGTTGGACTGGAACGTTCCGTTTTCATTCTCAGTTACAAACAGGTCAATGTACGCCTTCTTCACATATCCGTCTGAGGCAGCCTGCTTGGAAAACAAATGCGTGAAGCTTGCCTCTGTAACAAGACCGGATGTGCTGATATTACTCACATGACCTTCCGCGTCAAAGGTTATCTTTTTAGATAACAGTACATTGAAATCATCGGTAGTTACCAATCCGCTCGTATTAATGTTTGTGATATTACCGGAATTATCAAAATGGATTCCTTCTACAAGAGCGGCAATAGAATCCTTCGTCACCTGGATGACAGCTGTGTTTTTATCTGCCGCTTCCTGTGCATCTCTTGCAATTCCCAGAGCGTTTAGTGCGTCCTGAGCAGCGTCATACGCATCGCTGATACCTTGATTGGCTAGTCTTTTTGCCGCTTCGATGCCTTCCTCCGAATCCGTTACGGCTGCGAGTATCCGGTCACCTAAATTCTCAAGATAGGCGGTGGTAGCCGTTGAGCTAGGTTGCCAGTGTTTTATAGAGAATGCTGCTCCTTTCGCTTTTGCAGTGATGCAGACGAGAGAGTCATTCTTATAAGCGACACCTTCACCGGAATAGGTTGCATTCACCCACATATCGCCGATATCATAAACATCGGAATCCTTTGGCTGGGATACGAATACCCGCCGTTTCCCATCAGCAGTGTCCTGAGCCTTGGATGCATCTTCCAGTGCCTTCAGCGTCAAATGGTCCGTTATGTCATTCCAACTCCATGAACTGTCATCCGGTTCGAATCTGTATCCATGTCCCGTCAGACGATTATAGAACATGTCCTGCTCATGCATGGTTTTAAGTTCGTCAGTAGTCCAATCGGATGCCGGCAGGTTCTCCAGCGTGGGATCGTAGTCAAAGAACCACAGAGTGTATTCCTTATCCGTTTGCTCCCTGACAAGATCCATGTCCGTTTGAAGGTCATTAATAGTATCGTCTATATCTTTCCCTGTGGCCTGATTAATGAACTTAGCGGATATCTCACTCAGTACAGTATTCAGGTCGATAAGTGGTTCCGGCATTGTATAGGAGTTGATACCTTTATATATACGAATGTAGGGACCGCCGACTGTTACACTGTCCCAGACGATTGCGCCTTGACGTACCGGATCTGTTTCGTTACCAAGCTGGACGATATTATCACCCACAGAAGGCACATCACTACCGGATGCGCAATTCGTTTTGGAGAGTTCTATATAATCATCACCACATCCGCTCACATAACGCCAATAAAATGTTGTTCCGGTCTTCAGTGCAAAAGTCTCACTGATAGCAAAATCACCGACTTCAAAGGTATTTCTGACAATCCGTCCTTCGGCATCGGTCGTTTTGAAATAGCATCTGTAAACGTCTCCCCTGTCCTCAACCTTGTTACAGATGATTCCACCATTAGTGTTGTACTGTTTCCCTCCTATATAGGTAGACTGCTGCACTTGTATCTCGTTGATGCTTAACTTTTTTCGTATGTCAACGAAGTCTATATCAAGATGATAATTACCTTGTTCATCTTTATAAATACCGAATCCTGTACTGCCGGTGGAGAAATTATTAGAAATGATGTCACCGACAAGCTTTATCTGTTCGAGCGTGGATGTCCCCTTCGCATTGATACCTTCAAGGAAGGTCATCAGCTTTTCGATTGTTTCGGCTATGTCTTTTCGTACATACCGATCATCATTGTCGTTGTTACTGCCGATAATGGCAAGCTTGAAATGTTTCTTGCCGTCAGTTTCAGGTACTGTATCATCCTTTACTAGTTTATAAATAGTTCCATTCTCAATGACGGAAACTACTTGTCCGGCATAGGGAACATAAGGCTCCGTATCTGTATTACGGGCATAGACACGGGCTTCTTCTAAGGTTTCCCACACGTCAGTCGAATCAATAGAATAACCATTGACACGTTTGTACCTGCCGGCGAAACTGCTCCCTTTTATATCTAGTGCCATACTCAATTCGTTTTAAAGGTGAAATTATCCGTTTCGCTGCTTGTCGTAGCCGTACTGAACACATACATCGTATATTCCAAAGGTGTACTTCCGTTAGCACCTTCAACACTGATCTTTCGCGGAGTGGCAGCAGAATCCAAATCCATGAAATTATATTGGTATCTCTCCAGTGAAACATCCTTGATGGTACCGTTTGGAATACAGATAACGAAAGTCTTATAATTGCCTATTGTGAACTTGTACGATCCGGTGCCCTTATACAATCCACTGCCTGAAAGTGCCCGCACCTCGGCTGAAGTCGTAGGAACCGAATTACAAACGCCTGCAAACCATTTTCTATGTACATTCACGCTGATCTTGCTGGTCAAAATCGTTTCTTTTATATCTCCGTCTTCAGAAGCGGCATATATGACTGTTGCAGTATAGGATTCTCCCTGTGTGTAGTTTCCTTGTAACTGCCTTGTTGCGGTTTGAACGCCGGCAGGATCGCCTGTGAATTCCAATACGTTTTCTTCTTTGTCATCGTAGAATGCTTTGATCATTGCACCATTGTCGTTGCGGGTGACGGTATATGTAATGAAACCTTTGGTTGATCCGAACTCAACATCATTAGCGGTTGACAATTTGCCTATTAGTGTCGCAGGAGTAGGCGCATAAAGCATCTTTCGGAATATCTGTTCGTATCTCATTCCACTAGGAAGAACACTGCCTGTTATAATATGTCCCACAGATGGTGAATTGACACGGATATCTCTACTTATACCTGTATCTGATCCATTTCCAATTCCAGCCCCTCCAGCATTGCCTGACACAGGGACAGCCGCAGACGAAGCGGACTGTCCGGCTTCACGTAGCCTTTTACTACGTGGGACAGGCTTGCGTTCTGAAATGAGTATATTATATTGCTTCTTCATATTCCCTCATGATTTTATTCATATTCTACTCCTTCAAAATTGTCAGGCGCTATTTCAGCTAACTTCACATTACTCTCATCCCACTGCACATCCTGAACCTCCGACACCATTAAATAGGTATCGGTCTCATTCGCATCTGTATAGGTACCAAAGCCATCCAATAGCCGTACAGTTCCCGAAAGCATATTCATCCGCCTGCTGTAGTTACTATACCAAGTGCCTATCAATAGTTTTTCCAAAGGAGCGGTTACGCCTGCACGAGTAAACATGCTCAATGTAGTACGCGATGACACATCCATCAGCATCCCCATGCCGAAATTTGCCGAAGTACGTGGAGTACCGACAATCGTTTCTATTTTCTTTTCTTCCTTGGCTGAAGAATTAAGCCACGATTTGTATTCGATATCATTTCCGTCTATTGCCTTGCCATAGGAGTTTACTAAAGTCAGTTCAGGGATCTTAAATAATATCCAGTTAGGGTAGTAGTCTTTAAAAGGGGTTGGATTTTCTCCCCGACTTCTCACAGGGCCGAAGAAATTTAAGATTGACAGCTCAAGCATACATCCCTGGCATCCGGGAGGTATTGGTATCAAATCTCCGTCTCCGGCAGATTCCTTTGGAACATATGAATACCTATATCCAACGTTGTTAGATTGCCAGCCTCCTTTCCACCCGGTATATCCTGCACGGTCATAATATCTCAACGTCGTTTTACTGTTTGTTACAGCACCTCCGTCAATCCATTTTCCATTCATTTCGACATATTGAGTTGCATAAAAATCATTATGGGCGCTACCGTCATTGTATCTGTTCGCATAATGCATCTTGACGCTCCCGTTCGTATCAATAATACGCAACGCATACGATATGTTATATTCACTTATCCCTTGAAATTTTTCGTATTCGTTTTTTCTGTTAGTACCAGTGGCTTCCTCAAAAGGATTAAAGCGCGCGTCAATCAGCGCTTCTACCTTCAAACGTAACATAACATCCGTAAGGCATGCCTGCGGATCGATAACCACCCCCGGAGTATAGCCATTAAAAACAGCGTGTGTTTCCGGCAATGACAACATGCGCCGTACCGTGAATAAAGGTTTATTCGCTGCCCCATATCCACTTGCATTTACAGGGGTTTCCATCCCGGAGAAAAGAGGTTTAAAAACATCTCTTACACGTGCGGCGATGCCAAAGGACTCACTGCCGGAGAATACAGGAGTGATTTTGAACAGTCTGGCATTGTCCGTATCAATCTCTATTTCTCCACTTACTCCGGAACTTTTTTTCAATTCGATCATGAAACCGATATTGTTTGTATCAAACGGACTTTTGCTTGTGTCTTTCGCTACATAATACTGTTCAGCCCCTTCATCCAACATCTTTTCTGTCAATGTAGATGTATACAGTTCTTTTTGCGGATATGGACTGAATGTCAATGTCACATTCTTATAAACCCTGTCTACCCCCAACACCGCATCATCACTTTCCCAATGTACCGTTTGAGGTTCAAATGCTGTTTGCACGGCATTCAAATCATATATGAATACTTTTCCCGCACGCTGTATCAGACGTAAGGCAAACGGACGCAGTATTTCTTCAAGGACTTCACGCATCGTCATCGGCACTCCTTCTTCATCATAGAAGTTCTCGCAGCTTATTCCCACATTATACAGCATTTCACCGGAAACAGAATTGCATGTAGTTGATATATATTTTTCAAATCCCCGATGGTTGATTTTCGTCTCTGCTATAAAGGTTTCAATAAGGCTGCCGATGGACCGTGCCCCACTTAACGAGAAATTCATACGGTCAAGCAAGGAAAAATCACTGAACGTCAGCTTCACTTCATATTCATTATCATATGAAAAAGGTTCCTCGTATGTTTCTGTATCCAGCGTTCCGCTCCAATACAAAACATCGTTCCTGTATGCATCCATACGTATGCTTCCGGCTTCAACGGTATACATATCCTTGTATTGCCGGTCCACCTTGCTTACTATCTGAAGCGTTGCACCGCTTCCCTGCACAGGTTCCAGCTTGTCAGTTTCAAACCATTCAAATGATAACGGAGTATCCGAAGGGAAACGTAACTCACCGACTACCGGATAAGGAGTGTCCGCATCCTGCCATATCTCCACGCGCCACAGCACACCGGCTACGCTGAAAAACTCTCCCTGATATCTTAACTGCTTTTCCATTATCTTGTACGTTGGTTATATCGGTCTACCTTATTTAATACCCCACGGAGCATTCTGCCGTCAATTCTGAATTCTACAATGCCTCCCATGCCACCTGCCGGCTGTATCAATTGTCGGAGTTTGTTTAAAGGAGCAACGACCTCCGGATTATTCTGTGCTCCGGAGTATTCACCGAAAAGTCCCATTGTAGGACCATATGCTATTGCCCCACTGGCAAACTTGGGAAGATTGGCGAGAGCGGCCAGGACACTTGCCACAGCCGCAACTGCGAGTATAGGGCCAACAATCGGAATGCTTGCGGTGGAAGCAGCTGCTCCGGAACCGGCCACAGCCGTATTTGCCGCAACTTGTGTTGACTGCAACCCCAGCAGTGACGTGATCTGAGGGATCGCAGCTGCGACAGCCTGCACTACATTCGCGCCCCAGTTCAGCCATTCTCCGGCAGCTCCTCCGACGGCTTGCCCCAGGCTGCCCATTACGCTTCCAATGCCGCTCATGCCTTCGATTAGATCCTGATTCTTTTTATAAGCAGTGTCTACCGCTTCGTTCCATTTTTCAAAGCCGCTTTTCTTTGGATCAATCTTGGGCATCTCAATTTGGGGAAGCTTCATCTTTTTAATGGCATCATGCGTCAGTATCTTCTGCTCACTATCCGGGTTCTTCTTGCTCCTCTCGTCTTGAAACTCTTCCGCCATTTGCCCAAGACCACGTCCGGCATTGGAAGAAGGAATTACATCTACCTTAATTTCACCATGAGTGTCTTTGAACGCTTCTTTCTCTATCCATATTTTGACACCCTCTATTTGATTTTTCAGATTATCAATTTTAATCTGCAAGTCAATAGAGGCTTCTCCTATTGGTTTGCCGGATAGTTCTTTCTCATATTTGGCCAGTTCATTTTTCATGGCATCAATACTGCCATTCATGAAAGTCGGGTCTCCACCGATACCCATTGCTTTTTCCTTGGCCTTTTTAAGAGACTCCAGTTGATTGATCTGACCCTGTATATTACGTCCTTCTTCATCCGATGCAGTCTGTTGCGTTGCCCGGAGTTCTTCTATTTTCTTTTTGATGTCAGCCAAGGTGAGTTCTTTCTTCTCTAAAGAATCACTGCCGGTATTGCCACCCGTTCCATTTCCTGTGGAACTGTTTCCTGAAGCAGAATACAGAATCTTCTCTGTTTGTCCAAAGAGGGATTTCGCCTGTTCTATCTCTTGTTCATATGTTTCCCGCGCACGTCTTGCTGCGGATATTTGTTTGGTGATGGTGGTTCCCAAGACATTAGTGGTAATAGTTTTTCCTTCTGAATTGGTCATACTATTACCCAATTTCTTTATAATATTCTGCGCTTCCTCAGGAATATCTTCTCCGGCACGTACAGCGGTACGGATTTGTGCCCATGCTTTTCCAGCTTCTTGGGCTGTTATATTGCTTTTACCTGAACCGATGCCGGAATAAAGTTTTTCTCTTATATTTTTTAAGGCCTCGCTTTCCTTTTCAGCATAATTTTCCGCTGCGCCGGCTGTAGCAGCATCTAAAGCCCGGCTGCGGGCTGTATCAAGAATAGCACGGCTAAGCTGTTCATAAGCGGTACGGGCTGTATTGACATCTTTAATTTCAATACCCAGTTTAGACAGATATTCCCCGTATTGTTCCACAATCTTGTCTTTTGCCTGGTTCCATTCTTCCGAGCCTTCCTTAGCTCGTTTAAGCGGTTCAAATAAGTTATCCAGCCGGGAGCGTTCTACAATGGCTTCCTTATTCATATCAGCCATTGTATCACCCAGCCTTTTTTGTGCTTTCTCCGCTTCACTACTGCGTTTGGCTATTTTGTAAATGGCGACTCCTAAAGCCACGGCAGCGACGGCAGCAAGCATGTACGGGCTTGCCGCAATGGCTATATTCATCAGTTTTGTAGCTCCCGTGGTAGAAACGATAGCGACACGGGCGGCAAGTACTTGCATTTGATAAATGTAGAGGGCGCGCTGTCCCAAACCTAGTATTCCATTAAAAGCCATCTGAGTAACCACTACCGTTTTTGCAGCAATATGATATTTACTGAGCATGGATACGGCACCAGTTCCTATCTGATAAAATGAAGCCAGCACAACCGCATTTTCACCTATCACGGAAGCATAGGCGGACATCGGCCCCAATAAGTTGGAAAAACTGATTTTTATGTCATCTACCTTTGCGCGTAGTATTTCCATCTTGTGTGCCGTCGTATCCGTCCGTACAGCCGCCTGTTCCTGAGCCACATTGGTACCCGTCATTTTCCGGGTCATCTCCTCGACAGCCGATGAATTCTGTATCAGATATTGCGCGGCGGCAATATTCTCCATGCCGAAGAGCTTGCTTAAATAAGTGGCATCCGTCAGTCTCGGTTTCAATGCGTCCAACGCTGTGGACAAAGAAGTACGGCTCAGGTCAACTCCCAGTTCCGTATTCAGTTTCAGAATGATGTTACGCAGGGCCGTTCCCGCTTCGCTACCCTTCAAGTTTGCTTTAGACAGCACTTCCAATGCTCCTGCACTTTGCTCTACAGTTAGCCCCATGGCGGAAGCAGCTGAACCTACCACTTTGAAACTTTGAGAGAGTTCTTCTATCTCAGCTGCTCCATACTTGCTTCCTGCCGCCAGCACATTAATCACCCGTTCTGCTTCATTTGCCGATAGCCCGAATTGATTTATTGTACCAGCCAGTGATGTTGCAGCAGCATCGATACTCATGCCCGAGGCTTGTGCCAGCGTCACGCTCTTTTCTTGTAGGTTATTCAAACCCGACATGCCAATGACAGCAACGTCTATCTGACTGGCGAGGATCGCATACGCACGTGCCGCCGTACCAGCTCCCAAGCCGGAATCTTGGCCCACCTTACGAGCATTCTCACCAAGAGCTTTCAGATCATCACCCGCAATACCAGTGATGGAACTAAGGTCTGCCATAGACTGTCCGAAAGACATACCTCCCTGAGATAACTCACCCAGCACACCACCCAATCGCTCGGCTACTCCCAAAAACGCATTCAGGTCAGGCATTTTCAACCTGCTGCAAAGGTTTCCGAAACGGTTGGTGGTGGAAGACACCTGTTCCGCAGCCTGATCTATGGCATCGAATTGCTTCTTGACGCTAATTAACGCCCCCGAAACATTATTTTTCAGGTTAAGTATGATGTCGAATGAAACTTTTTCCATATATTTGTGAAGTAAAAATCAAACAGTTATGACTATTGGAGGTTTCTTTATAGTATTATTCATCGTTATCGGTCTGTACGGACTCTTCAAGAAAGATGATTGTACCATCACCGAAAAGGATATTGATGAACTCATCCACGAACTGGAAGAGGAAAAGAAAGGTCTCAAATCCCACTCCACAGAGCCCTGATCTCATCGAACCTTTCCTGTGTACTGGGTTCTTCCTCCACTTCCCTTGCAGGTTTCGCGTCCCAGGAGAACCGGCATACGTCAGTTAATTCCAGACTTTTTTTACTGTAGGGCTTCAGTATGCTGCATGCAAGGAAGCGTGCCTGTTCCCACCCCCTGCGCTCTGCGTACGTCTCCTGCTGTTGCCAGGCTTCGAAGACGGCCGTAAACTCCGACGGGGTGAGACGGCAGAAGTCATTCAGACACATCCCGACACACCCCATCGCCAGTCCCATCAGAGATTCAATCGTTATGTTTTCGTCCCCTTCTTTTTTTTAATCCGTCTTCTTCCGGCGTCATGCCGTTTTGAAAGGCGGTAAAGTCTTCCAGGTTGATGCCGTCGGCAAACTGTTCGAAGGTCAGTGCAAAGTCGATTTTATCAGCACGGCAAGCACTGCGGACGCAACAATACATAAACATGGTCAGCTGTTCCACATCAGCACCGATTTCGTTGACATCCCTGCCGGTTTCGCGTTTGAAGTCGATCATTGCCCCCATGGTCACGCGCGAGGGATATTCTTTCGCACAAATGATTACTTTATTCATTGGATGATACAAGTTAAGGGTGATACATTATCCTTGTGGAGCTACAGTCTTGGTCTCAACCGGACCGGAGTTTTCCAAAGAGATAGTATAGGTAGAGTCGTCATCCGAAGGAGATGTCTCTTCCAGGCTTGTGATAAGGAATTTTCCTTCACGGTATTTCGTCTTTTCCTCTCCACGTAGCGCATAACGTACCGTCACAGGTT